TACGACGAGCAGGGATTGCTAGTTGACGATATTACTAGCCTAAGTGCAAACGCATTAATGGCTCGGATGGTTTTAACGCCATTAAATTTTGGCATAGTTTATTCAGGCAATACGCTCCAGCTTTATAGATTGCCGCAACATCTTGAGGAAGACGTCAACGCATCTGTCATCGTTAACGGCGAATCATACGCCTGGCATGCCTTTGCTGACATTTACGACGGCGCTATCACTAACGGCATTACCGAAGTGAGGCTCGAGCAACCAGACGGCAGCACGGTCGTGGGTACGGTCTCGTATCATCCGACCGACGTGAATCTTTTGATCTTTAATCAGATCGTCGACACGATCCCGGCGAATACGATAGCGCCAATTAACGCTATCATTGATCCGTTTAACATGCCAGTGGATACGACGTTTATCAATGCAACGACGGGAGTTCGTTATCTTATCCTTCACGCTATTGGCGACGAAGGGAACTTAGATCCAGCCCTAGCATGGCGCGGCACCGATGGAAGCAACCTCATAGCAGAAGCTAACGACATCATTGAGTACGATGGCACCAAATGGTTTGTTGCATTTTCGGCAGTTGGCAACCCCACTATCAAGTACGTCACTAACTTGAAATCAGGGATTCAATTTAAGTGGATGCCAGACGAAAAACAATGGAGCCGATCAACTGAAGGCGCCTACGGCCCAGGTAATTGGACCATTATCCTAACTACAATTTAATATGTAGGCTACACTCGCTAGTCATAAATATTAGTATGACGACTAGCAATGAACTACCCAAGCAATCGACCGGCGCACTGATCTTTTCTAAAAAGACAAAGCGTTATCTCTTCCTGCTACGCGATGGAAGCAGGTATTCTGGATCTTGGGGTCTTGTTGGTGGGAAAATTGATAAGGGCGAACGTATTACCGAAGCCCTGTATCGTGAAATCACTGAAGAAATTAGTGTAGACTTGAGCCAGCACAAAACTATTCCTATCGAAACGTTTACTAGCGACGACCAAAAGTTTATCTACTACACTTTTTTGATTAGTGTCGACGATGAATTTGTTCCACAACTAAACAACGAACATCGCGGCTATTGTTGGGTACAGCTAAATGACCATCCTCGCCCGTTACATCCGGGCGTATGGCGCACGTTTAAGTTCAAAGTTATAGTGGATAAAATTTCTACGCTTGAGAAGATACTGTAAATTTAGCTAAGGCTTCCAGCACGACATCAGGTTTGACGAATGCATCGTCGTTGGCCTCAGCCTGTTCCCACAACCAAAACTGTTTCTCGCGTAGGTAGCTACGAGATTTAAGTAGGTTGACGTTTTCTGGGTGACCAAAGATAAGTGGGTCAGACTGCCCGAACAATACGATGCCTGGCTTGTTTAGATCCCAACAAAAATGTTGGAAGAATGAATCAACTGAGATCCAGCAGCGGCAATGCTGAACTTGGAATTCTAGTTCGGCCATTGTCAGGTTTTTGCGGAAGTCTGGAGCAAGCTGTGGTTCGCCGTAGACGCCAACTTGTAAAATTGGTTCCTTAATTTGCGATACAAGCTCTTCCCAAAAGGGATAGTTCTTTGGATGTGGTTTGTCGTTACGCATCTGTTTGGCAAAAGGCGAGATAATGATCATAGTCTAATTACTGTAGGTGATCCGAACTGTTCGTGGTGTTTCACAATTTCATCTTTGTGGCAATCGCATACTAATGCTTTGCGTAAGTTACTCGCTATAACATGGGTAGTAGGATTATCGCATAATTTATGATTTGGTGGGGAACCGTATATAAAGCAACATCCGGTCCCGGTATCAATTGAATTGATATCTGATATGTGTCTAAGTTCCATTATATTGTTTCTCCTATGTATAATTTGCGGAAGGCGTCTTCAAGAGACCCTTTCCAATTCCATGCATCCATCTTCATGTAGATATTGTACGGCGTTAGGTCCCCAATTAATGTCTGGGCCTCGCCAATGCTTCCGCCAGGCACAATGTCAGGATAACAGCTAAACACCACTGGATCTTTAATATCTTTGAGCACATGCTTAAATACAATATGATCGCCTAAGCCGTTGTCCAACACAACGATGGTCTTATCTCTAAGCAAGAATATTCTTTCATCGTGCTCAAACATTTCTCGCTGCCCTTCTCTAATGCCACCCTCTTTGTTTTTCAAGTGCCACGTTACGCACGGAGTAATAAGAATTTCATATCCACGCTTCTTAAGACCGTAAGTGAATAAAGTTTCTTCCCTGTGGGCCACTCTTGACAGGCTTAGATCATAGTCCTGTATGCCAGCGCGGTAAATAAACGAGCAGTGCAGGTGATCAATCGACTGGGTATGAGTAATGTAGTTCCACTGTAGGTTAGCCGACGTATTAATATCTTCAATTTTGCCGGACGCATTGGTGTGATTGAACAGTGGCGGAGTTAGAATTGCGCCGCCCACTGCGCCAACTTTTGGCCCGGTGACCGCAAGTAATTTTTCAAGTACGTCAGGTTCGGCAATGGTGTCATCATCAATACGCCATACCCAGTCGTATCCCATCATGTTGGCGCGTTGGTGGCTAAAGTGTTGTCCTTTCTTTTCGGCGAAGACAAATTCCCAATTGATTCCCTTAGCGTCCATCATTTGAAAAAGATACTGATACACCTGATTTTGCCGTAGATCTCTCGGCTCATCGTTATCATCGAAAATAATGAGCTTGTCTACTTTTCTAGTTTGGGTTATGACAGATGCAATAGCTAGATGCAGCGTGGTGTCGTAGCGTCCGCGCGTTGGGATGCTACAAAGAACTGTCTCTCTCATCTCCGCACCCATTTCTCAAGACAAACTTCGTTGGTAAGGCCGTTAGCGGCGAGCCACGGCGAACGATTGGTACCAACTTGGTCAAATCCATAATCGTTTAGGCGTCGACGCAAAATATCGTTGTCGTTGTAGGCTGGGTTATCACCAAAGCCAGAGTGCATCTCGACGTGAATAACGGCAAAGCGGCGAAGTGTGTCCATATCGCTGCCTAGAATAATATCGTACTCAGACCCTTCACAGTCCATTTTTAGGATCATGTCGTTGTCTGGGCTCGCCGCAATCAGTGTCTTTAGCGTAACTGTCTCCACTGGATCACCTTGACCGTCGTTATTGACCTGAGATCCAATATGCAGATTTTTTAACCAAACAGTTTTGCCGTCCACGTTTGTTACTGCACGGAAAAGTGTGGCAATGTTTGGGAAATCCTTTGTGTACGGCACTAGCCCAAGGTCGTAAATAATTTTTTGCGCTTCGACAGCAATAACTTTTTTCGCACCAAGCTCAACACATCGTAGGCTAAAAAATCCTAAGTTGGCCCCAATGTCAACCACATATTTGCCACGTACTTCGGCTTCGGTTACTTGATAGCTGTCGAGCTCAAAGATTTCATTGTATAGATTTGGCTCGGTGCTTTTAAGATAATTGCGGTCAACTGTAGGTGTTGGTTTCTTAGGTGCTATGGTTAGCGTACCTGGCTTTTTGCATTCGACGCGCATGTTAGATTCTGGATGAGGCATTTGCTCTGGGCCAAACGTAATATCTCTGTAACCAACATGGCCTAGGTTGTCATATACTGCCTCGGGCCACCATCCATATAGATGTGGACTAGTAATATTGTCTGGACCACCAATGCTCGTTGAATTCACTGCGCCGTAGATTGCACTGAGGATGCCCCAACGCCTAGACCAATCTGCTGTTGCAAACCTAGCGCACAGCTCTTCAATGTTTGGCATTTCCATAATTAGCCTGCCGCCTGGTTTCAGCACGTAGAACCAATTCTTCAACGTGCCTTCAACATCAAACGGACTAATATGTTCGAACACATGTGAAGCAACGATCTCATCAACTGAATTTTCTGGGAACGTTAGCTTAGTAATATCCATATGAATGTCAGCTCTTTCGTCATACAAATCAACCGACAAGAAATCCTGAATTACGATACCGCCACTTCCCAAATTTAATTTGATAATTGGGTGGGATGCAAGGACTTCGGCTACTCGTTGCGGAGTAGACTCGGCAAGTGGTGGTTGATACTTGTGGGTTACGTTATATTCAAACTTAACTGGCTCAGTCGTAGGCGCCATCTTAGTGCCCTCAATTCTAAAGTTTGACTCTGGGTGATAAATTTGCTGAGGCCCAGTTACAACATTACCGTAGCCAACCTGCTGCAAATATTGAGTAAGGACTTCTGGCCACCAGCCGTACATATGCGGGGCGAGCATCGTGCTCGTGCCGTTTTTGCCGTCGTCCATTGTGTTGGCCGTACCGTAAACTGCGCCGAGGATTCCATAACGCTCGCCCTTAGTGGCAGGGCCGAACCGCTTGCATAGTTCCTCGATGTTTGGCAATTCCATAATGAGCTTACCGCCTGGCTTAAGAACACGGAGCCACTCACGCAAGTTATCTTGGACGTAGTACGGATTAAAGTGCTCAAACAAATGCGATGCCAAAATTTCAGACACTGAGTTATCCGCAAAGCGCAGAAGACCCACATCCTTATCAGTAACTTCTAGTCTCTGTGCGTCCATTAAGATGTGGGCACGTTTGTCGTATGCATCAAGCGACAAATAACCATGGTGGTGTTCGCCCGCCGAGCCAAGGTTTAGCTTGATGTTTTTGTTGTAACGCAGGCAATTGATAAGCCCGTTGCGCTTGATGATGTAGTTCGTGTACTCTGGCATTTCGACGAACGTCTTGTTGTCTTTGTGCCAGATTGGAACGTTGCCAGTATTAGTTTGGCCAGTAAACTCCGACGCAATGGAAATTGATTTGTAGCCGGCATTGTTAGCGCGAACAGTGAAGTCAATATCTTCTCCGCCGCCTGGGCTAAAGATTTCATCGAGTAGGCCAATCTTATCGAACAGTGCCTTACGGATCATTACGCAAAAGAAAATCAATACGTCTGCGTCTGCGTAGTCGTCGTGCAGTCCGAGCGGACCTACCATTCCCACGGTTGGGTCGGCAAATCTCTCTACCATCATGTCAAGCCATTTGTTCTGCTGCTGTTCCAGGAGCAGGGTGTCGTTGTTCAACAAGACGACGAACTCTCCTGTTGCCACCTTGATGCCT